TTTGAGCATTTGAAGCTGCTGAAGCTAGTGAGTCAGTTTGCCATTCGTGCTTTGTAGATTCAGCATTACCTGAACCGATTGAAGACATGAATGGTGTATCTGTTGGAGAGATGTTATAGATTACGTTCTGTAAATCTTCTCTGTTACCCACAGCATCATACGTTTCAAATGTATTTGTTGCTTGTGCCATTATTACACCTTTGTGTTAAAAGTTAGTATTTAGACTACTTCATCATGGATTTGATTAATGCCGCTGCATCATCAACTTTCCCTGATCTTTTTAGTCTTGCTCGATGTGCTTTTACTTTCTCGCTACTGACTTCTGCACGAGTAGATGGAGTTCCTGGTCTTTGCATCTTAGGAACTACTTTTGATTTTTTAGAAGATATTTTTGTACTCTGTAATTGGTCATAGAGCATGGCTTTATATAAAATATTAACCGCTCTTGCGTCAATCATTGAGTCAAGTTCTTCATCAGATAACCCTTCATTTAATCCGAATTGACGAATATTGTTTTGCAACTTTATTCCTTCTTCAGGATCGAAATATTTAGGTATTTTCTTAACAATTAACTTTTTATTTTCTTCTAAAGACTCATTCCACTTTTTGCGAAATTCATTTGCTTTTTCCTGTTCGATTTTATTTGTTTGCTCATCAATAGCTTTTTGTTGTGCAAGTAAATCATCGTAACGATCTTTTTTAAGCAAATAGTCAGTTTGATTTGTTAACTTGAGTCTTTCCCAGTCAGTTTTTTTGAGTGTTTCTATTTCACTCTCATTTGCCTTGGATAGTTGTTCAAGTTGAGATTGTAAACGCTGTCTTTCTTGTTGAGTCGCTGCGAGTTCTTCATCCGCTTTTTTGCGTTGCTCTGCCAATACTTGACTTTTTCTAGTGTAATCAGCTGTGCGACTATAACCTGCCAAAAGCTCATCTTCGTTGACCTCAACATCTTCACCATCTATCTTGACAGTAAATGTTTTAGGCTCTCCGACTTCTTCTTGAGGTGTATTGTCAACACTATCTTCTACAGTATTGTCAGATTTATTATCTGGTTCTACTGTTTCATTTTCAACTGATTCGGCAATATCCGTTGCCTGTTCAGAAACTACTTCCTGAGTTTCTGTGTCTTCTTGGTCTTCTAAAGGTTGCTCTTTGGGAGTCTTCATCAAACCTAAAAGCGCTTCTTGCGCACCTTTTACAGTGCCATCCCCTAAAGGAATTCCGCCCACGTTACTTTCTTTCATAGGTATATTATCGTCACTCATCACTTACCTCCTTTGCGTTCTTCTTCTAGTATTTGACCATTTTCTATAGTCTGTACTAGAGTGTTCTTAACTTCTAAGATGGCTCTTTGTTTGTGATAAAGTGCTTCTCTACCTTCTGTGTCCTTAATATCTGTAGATAACCATTGTTGGTATCCACCATTAAGTACAATATTAAATGCTGCTACCATTTGAGGATTTTCAAGTAATAACTTTGCATCTTGCCCAGCTTTAATCTGAGCTTCTTTTTTATCTTCCATTGTTTCTCCTGGATTCTATCTGCTTACGCAGGTGTAGTTAATCGCCTTTGATTGTTTTAGTTAAAGATTCTAACGACATGTGGTCAGGAATCTTCTTTGTGCCTTTGAGGAACTTACGTATGATGTCAGGACTATATCCTATCTTACGATGAAACTCCTCGACAGAAAGTCGGTTTTGTAACATGAATTTTTCTAATTCTTGTCTTGTCATATTTGTTTAAGTTTGTCTATTGTTGGATTCTTTTGTTCAAATTCTTTTGCCAAATCAACATGAGCTAACTTAGCAGATGCCCCATTAGGATGTCCTAAAGATATGTAATAGTCATATCTATCGCTGTAATATTTACTACGTGCTATACCTTCTTCTTTCTTAGCCAATTACTTCTTTTTTTTCTTTGCAGTCTTTGCAGCTTGTTTGAAGCTTTTGGATGTAGGAGCGCCTTTAGTTCCAGGCTTTCTCATTTTTTCTCCTGATCCTGCTTTAATCCTTTTTCGTTTAGCATGTATGTTTGCGTATAGCCCTTTCTTAGCCATCAGCACTTACCTTTTTTCTTTTTCTTCATTGGTGGTCTACCACGTTTCTTCCCATATGTTCCTGGTCCTTTTGGCATTATAATAACCTCAATATGTCGTTAAATTTATCACTCATCAAAACAAAAACAACAATAGCACCATAAGCTATGTGCCTAAACTTCGATAAATCTGATTCTATTTTGTCTACTTTCTCGTCTATAACAGATACTTTGATATCTAAATTGTCGATATCTTTAGCGATATGTGCTAAATGATTAGTCTTTATGAGTTCTACGTCTTTTTTTAAAAGCTCAAGTTCTGTATTGATATCCTTATCGTTCATGCTAGTGGCAACCTTTTCTTTTTAGGGTACATAGATAAAGCAGTTGCTACCGCTTGTTTCTGTGGCTTCCCTTCTTTTTTTAATATTTTAATTTTTTTAGAAATTAATTTGCGTCTTTTTATTTTGCCATAGCCTGAAGTCTTAGGAAAAGCCATTATGTTGGTCCGATACCGACAGGTCTTCCTTGTACCGCTTCTAGTGCAAGTTCTGCTTTGTTAATCTCTTGTTGTTGTTTTTTAAGCTCAAGTTCTTGTTGCTTAATAGCTAAGTCAACCATAGCTTCTTCTTCTTTTAGTTTAAGTTCTTGCGCTTTAATTTGTGTTTCTATTTCTAATTCTTTAGCTTGTAATTGTAGTTTTTGTAATTCTACTTGTGCTTTTTGAGCAGCGACCTTTTCTTCCAATGTAGGTTCAGCTGGTGGTTTAGGTGGCATCATTTCAGGATTAGATATAAATTGATCTGTATTTTTATATCCTGCTTGTGCAATATATTCACCTATTGCGTTATATAAATTCTTAGATGTAACTAGCGTTCCCATAGCTCCTTGTTGCACTAATGTTCCTAGTATCGTCATAATACTAGACATTGTTTGCATTTTAGATTGTTGTGATCCACTGCCTACACCAACATTGACAGTGCAATTCAGCTTTTCTTTCCATCTTGATACATCAATCGGTACAAATTTTCCATTGAGATAGAACATTTTTTGTCTATCTTCGTATCTTTGTACGAGTGCGTATATGTTTCTAAATAAATCTTTAACACCTGTTTCTGCAAAAATACGAGCAATAAGTTCAATTCTTTGCATTGAAGACTCTGTTGCTGCTGAAATCGCACCTGACGTCACATGTGAAGTTAATACATCAGGATTGAGACCTTGGGTCATTTTAGATACACCACTTCTTTCTTCTCTAATACCATCTAGGTATTGAACCATTTGGAACGCATAAGGTTGGATTTGTGGTGTAGGTAAAGCTGTAACAGCACCTGGTGCTCTCATTCTAACAATACCACCTGGTCTTGATGTTAATAAATCATCCAATTCTACTTGTCCTGCTAATACTGCATAACGTGCATTGTTGGTTAGATACATGTTATCTAACAGGTTACGCATAATAGTTGACTTAATAAGTTGGATATCTTTGACTGTATCGGCAATAGACATGCCATAAAACTTATGTGGAATAGGTAATGGACAAATAGCAGAGAAAGGAATCATATCAATTTCTTCGTTATCTAAGATGTATTGTCCACCTTTAGTAATCTTTCTGAGTTCTGCTATACCATCGTTATCGTAGTCAATACGCATATAACATTCATCAATCCAAACTTTCTTGGTAGCCCCCTCTCCCTCAGATGGCGGTACTGAGTCATCATCATAGCTAAATCTTGCTAATCGTTCTTCATTTAACTCAGCTTCGCTATTAGCATAGCTAGGTATATCATTAACAATGTTAGGATCATAACCTTCAGCGATTAAATCACTTACTGATTTTTTAACCCTATGACAGACAAAGTCTGCATCTTCTAATGATGATGCTCTACGTGAAACTAAAAATTCTTCTGGTGGAACTGCCATAACTCTGACTTGTCCATACCCTTTATAACATTTGGCTTTAACATCGTGTTCAACTACTTTAGGGCTAACTAAAGTGCCGAAATCATCAACAACTGCTTTTTGTACGACTGTTTCTGTATGTTCTATAACTTCATAATCATCATTTGCTAGGATTGATTGGTACTCGATCTCAGTTAGGTTTGTATACGTTTCAGTATGAACTTCCTCTTTTTCTTCCCAGAAATGTTTAATTACTCCAGTCTTGCTGATAAGTGCATCCTTAAAGGCATCATAAAGGATCTTAAACCCATTATTTTGCTTGTTAAATACATAGTTGCAGTAGTCAGTAGCTTGTTGTGCCATTTCAACGTCTTCTGGACCTTGTGGCTCGAATTCTGCTGTGTTGTTATGTGTGGTAAAAATACGCATCAAAGATGGCATAATGTATTCAACTGTATCTCTGACATCAGTTGTAACGATTTCAGAACGACCATCAATCTCATTTCCAAACTTCTCACCAAGATAATACTTCATTGACTCCTCTCTTTGGTTGGAGAGTTCAGTATTTGCGTAGCCAGTAGCTCCTTGTATTTCGGAATTTAGCTGTGATACTAATTCGTCTTCAGTCATTTTTCTTGGTTTTTTTGCCATTCTTTGCCTTTAATGTGTCTAATTCTTTTTGTAGTTTGTCTAGCTTTTCTTCTAGTTCTTGTAGCTTATAAGCCATTTGAGTAGGTGATGCTATTAAGTTAGCCATTAGAAATCAGTATATTTCTTTAAGAATCTATCTATTGGATTTTTACCTTTTCTTTTAAGATTGAATTTATCTATTTGTTTTTGTGGTACAAACCCACCTACATGCTCATTTTTCTTTAAGTCTTTTTCAAACTTCTTAGCATTTCTTTTCATCTTAAATCTTTTGGCTGCCGAAATACCTGCTCTAATGAAAGGTAACATTATTTTTGACCTCTACCAATTTTAGCTTTGATTCCGTATTTTTTATGAGTTTCTCTCATTCTTCTTTCATAAGCGGACATAGTAGGTTGTTTTGGTTGAGGAGCTGTTGCTCTACCTGCTGCAAATCCTAATCCAGCTGGGACTGCACCTTTAACTGCATTTTTAAATGCACCTGATACTTTTTTTCTAGCTTTATTTAAAGCCATTCTTGATGCTTTATTTTTAGCGATAATTCTACCTGCTATTCCTACTGCAAATGGTAATGCCATAATATTTCTCCTAAACGATTGCGACATCTGGTCCTAGTCTACCTTTACTATTCCACCTAGATGTCTCTGTTGTACTGTGTCTTAGACTCATAACTGCATAACGTGTAGCAGACATGATGTCATCCTTAATCTTTACTATTTTGCCATCTTTACGATGATATAACCTATACTCCTCAAACCAGTCATAACAGGTGTTAAATACCTTAAATTTGCCTTGTTCCATGCGAGATAACATCTCCATGATCCCTGCTTCTACACTGTTACCACCTTTCTTTTCCCCAAGTGCAGGTGGGTTTTCAAAGTGAAATGGCAACATATTGACATGAGCTGTACGATACTGCTCAGCTAGTGTTACACCACTTCCTTTATCGTGTTGATATCCATCATGTGGCCATACTACAGGTATATAGTGACTTCCTTCTCTATCGTTGATGTGCGTTGCATGGTAATCAGGTGTTTGTTTTGACATCTTGTAGGTGTCGTAAACATACACGATATCCTCATCTCTATCCCATGCTACCCAAACAACTGCTGTTGGGTGATCGTAACCAAAATCGAGACCTGCGATACGAGGGTAATGAGAGGGTATAGTAAATGGTTCGCAGGTCAGATTGTCCTCTAATATCGGAAATACCAGACCACTACCTATCATTGGTATCCCTTTAGACCTCATATCTCTTTCATGAGGTGGTAATGCTTGTAAAATCTGTTCTTTCATGTCGTCAGTTAGATGTTCTGCATCTTCCCATCCTGCAGTAATCAATGCCTGTTTTGACTTCAATTCTGACGTAAAATTCTGTACTACCTCAGTCATCCCTGATTCTGGGGTAAAT